CAAAGGGTGAAAATTTTTCTTTACCATGTCTCATACTGTTGAGGATCAGGAGCACCGCCAAAATCAACATAATCAGAATCATAATTATGTCGACGAGCAAGCATCTCCCAAGAAGGAAAACCAAGAACAATATCCCCATTTGTGATACCTGCAGTACGCATTAAACGAGTCACATAGGTATCACGACCCTCAGCAACTTCCTCATTCATAAAACGCTCAATTTCAAATTCCACATTTCCATAGAAATCCAAAGACAATGAGTCGTACATATGCTTACAGAAGTCATAAGCTACACGGTTAGTACCATGAGTATCATAAGCCAGTCCAATCGCAGAAACAATGTACTCAATACACGACTTCGAATCCCCTTTGCCATATGCGTATTTCAACACAACTGCATTTAAAGGACGGTAAGGAAGAACAGAAGCGGTAACACCATAATGAATTATCTCCTCAGGGGTATACACATCTTCTCGCTTCACAAAATAACGTTTCAAGAATACAATGCCAGCACTATCGACCAGACCAGTCCGATTATTAGGCTTAGTAAAAAAAGGTCGAGTATGTATATCCCTAATTGTCATTCCCCAATAGTTGTAACAGAAATCAGAAAACAATTTCAAATTAATAATATCAAAGACATGTTTATGAGTAAAAGTGATATGATCATCACCATACACACAAATTCCTATCCTACGATACTTTAATAATTGCATTATCTGCTTCCTCCTAGAAGGATGACGATGGACAACCAAAGCAATAAAAAGATAATACAAAAAAGCAATTATCCACGAATCACCATGAGAAGTCTCATAAGCTCCAGAAGGCATGCCGCCATAAACGACACGCCATATTGTACCAAAAAGATGCGTAACCTTGATTGACAAACGCTCAGCACTAACCCTTAAAAAACAAGAGAATAACTTTGCATTATCAGAGGTCATATTCTTAATGTCGTAATAAATAGAAGCTTGAACAACATAAATCATCAAGAGTATCATATGAAGTGTTGTGTCTAAATGACGAAAATCACCATCTTCAAACACTATATCAGGATCATCATATCCCATTTGCATACCAAAGGCAAGAGCACCTCCATACCAAAAAGACATTCCAATCTTAATTACACGCCCACGTTCAACAACCTGACGAAAAGACTCAACCATAGAAGCCATCAAGTACTGAAAAAGTGAAAGAATATAGAAAGGACGAACCTTACTATGGAGCTCATCAGCTTCCGCAGTAGGCAACCCATCCTTATTAAACACCTCATCCTTTAGTGTCACCTGAGCAGCACAATCTTGAGGAGTAAAAGTGGGATCATCCAAAAACTTTTCTCTTACTTTATGAATTTCATTGATGGCATAAGGCAGCTGTTCCATTTTCTTTCCAGTAACGGATGCAGTAGTAGATATTCCATTTTTCTTATACGTAAAGCGAGGGCCGGCACGAAGTCCAGCAGCAGTACGCTTACTAACTTTATTAACAGAGTTATCAAGCGCATCGTTAAAATCCCAAGTCTGACTCCTAAAATGCTTAGCCGTACCAATTGCATAGTACAGTAATTCATAAGCCAATGGAAAATACGGTGACAATGACTTCATCGGATCAGTTATAATTCGAGTCGGTTTATTAAATTTCTCAACGAGTTTAACCATTTTCTCGGGATAAAGATTCGTGAGAGTATGCATAGAATAAGGACCTTTCGAATCACCGGCAAATGCCCGGTTAGTCCAAGAAAGATTCTTAACTAAATATATCATCAAAGGAGGAACATTAGACTTATCAGATCCTGGTGGAGGGTAATGACCACCGTAATAACCAGTGGTCTCCCATGACGCTCCAGGAGATACTACCTTAGTACCACGACGCAATTCTTTCCAAACTGCCATCCACTCAATAGGAGTCAAACTCATATTAAATGCCCTATAAAAATACGCTACATCCCACGCTCGAAATGCTAATATTAAGTTTTTCGGTTCAATAGGAAGTTGACGTTCTTGTGGAATCCTAATACACGGAAACAACGAAAAACCACCAACTTGATTACCAGGAATGCCAATCTCAATGCGCATAAGCGCCTCAATATAAGCAACATCACCAGTAAACTTAATAACTTCACTTCGACCCATCATCACATAATCTGAGGAAATCCTAGCAAGTATCTCAATAAAAAGGTCCTCATCTGAACGAAATTGCCCGTCCACAGAACGCTTTGCCGAATACTGCTTGCCTCCAAATCTTTCTTCAGTCAATGTAACAACAAGATCTTCATTACCTGCTCCCCTATAATTATCAGGAAACATATTACCACCCAAACTCCAATTCCACTTCATTCTTTTCAAAAAACTATGCGAATAACAAAGATACTTTAACAATCCAAACTGCCTTCCCAGTTTTGAGACTAGGTGATGCGTTTGTCCACGAAAATCCGTCTTAGCACGGAAACAGTAAATCCTAAAAGAGTTTGAGCAGCCACAAC